TCACCACGACACCCACCTTCATCACACTCGATGAGAGTAAGAGAGAGGTGGATGGAGGATCCCCGCCCTGCTTGGTGGGCACTGAGTTTCAGGGGGTGTCACCCTTGGGCTGTCCGAAGACATTTTTAATGGACATCTCGAAAGACATCCGCCTGGGATGCGTGTCGGTCGCCTCACGGCTTCCGGTAAACACCTGACCAGAAACTCAGCAGTCCCGCCCGCACAGAGCAGGTTAAGGGAGGAAGAATCGGTTAAAGGGCACGGATGATCAACCGACAAGCGTCGGCGACCATCGTGGCCGATCCAGACACCAAAGAGACAGTCAGGAAACTAGTCCCGTCTGACTCTACGAAGCCTGTAGCGCTAGGTTGCCCCGGTCCCGCACCCGAGAATACACACGGGGGCGAGAAAGCTAGGTCATTAAGCTCAAGCTGCCAAACTGGACTTGACGCAGTAGTCGAGTGCAGGTTGACAGTGACGAGATAAGCACCAGCTGGCAGGTAATACACGCCCGACGTATTAACGATACCGAGGGGGTTTGTAACCTCCTCGTCAAAGTTAAACGTCGCGGTTGCAGCGCTACTGGAAGACAAGTTGAATACCGAAGTTGAACGGTTGGCAACCGAACTCAACTGAGACGGCTGCTTCTCGAACAATTCGATGTCATACTCAACTTCCAGGATCCCATGGTCACTCGTGTCAGCACAGCCTTCTGCCGCAATGAAGAGACGACCCATGTCGTACGTCTTCAAGTCGGCCACGGAGACTGGTCCGACCCGGTTGAACAGCATCCGACCGTCGGTAGGCACGTGGAGTTCAAAGATTCTCCACGGGGCCCCATCGATCCATCGAGTGGATTGACACTGCTCGATGGCGGTCGACGGAGCAGCATCAAGGGTGTCATAATCAAATGACATAATGATGTTCCCGTCGGAGTCTGTTCCTTTCAGGTTCTTGTACCGGTACACAAGTTTGTGGACCTTGTACTTCTCGAAGAGGGCGGCATGACCGCTCAACCACGGGAATGAACCTGAGAGACCAGGTTGGCACGCGATGTTGGAGACGACAGTATAATTGGTCGCTCCGGCAATCGTACCGATTCGTTCGCATTCTTTGTACCTCGCAGATTGCCGTCCAGACTGACGACTGGACCGATTCTGCGCGGCCGGAGCGCGAACAGCTCCTCCCGCATTGCGGGCTTGTTTGGATTTTCCGTTGTTTCGTTGCATTATGTATGGGATCCCACTCATGCACTAGTGCGACTGTACATCCGAAAGGACCTCTAACCAGAGGCGAACCCGTGCAGTCTGTCGGCATTTACGCTGACCTCGGGCCAGGAGGCCTGCGACTTAGCACGGAAATATTAAGGAGTCTCTCAGCGGGAGAACTACACCAAGTTTCCCGGATCATTGAGAATCCACCGTTTTGGGCTCTTTAACCTTTCGGACCCCATCCAGCAGTTTAACGACTTGCTGAGGTCATCGGCTCAGGGAGCCGGTCGGTTAATCCGACCCCTCTTGTGTGGCACACTCGGTCGTGAACCAGAGTGTGTCCTCACTAAGCCTCCATGGCCATGAGAAGATCTCCCGATCGCCCATTCGTGCAGACGGATTGGCGCGGAACCGTTTCTTACTCCTCTTCGGGAGTCGGACTCGGAACTCGGGCCTCTCTGTCTCCATCGGCTGGGACAGAATCGGGAAGATCATCTCACGGGGTTTGTACAAAACAACGCCTTCCTTAAGTGGACCTATCGTAGGTTCCATCAGGAGTCGGGGGTGGTGGAAGAAAGTGACGGGACTGTTTGGCAAAGGTGATTCTCTCACCAGTCCAACTGTCTCTCCCTTCGGTTCCACCCCTTCACTGACTTGTTGTCGGTACTCCTTCTCTAGGTAAGTCGCGAACCGCCTCTGGAAAGAGGTGATGCGTGGCTTGTGTCCGCCAAGAGAGAACCCTAGACCACCCCGATGAAAGGGTAAGAATAGGTTGAACTCACCCCGATTCGTAAACTTCTCCAGGTTTTCCCTGTGATAGTGAACGAAACGGCGGTGAGCTCTCTCAGGCGACACCGAAAAGGGCACTACTTCATTGTAGTATGCCCAAATCGGCGCAAGCCTCGCGTTCATGCGACCAGTTATCTTGGACTGGCCTGTCAAAAGGCCAGTGTTCATGAAGCCAAGATAACGGAAAGACACCTCCTCCGGGTTCCAACGGTACAACTGGCTGTTGATCGTTAGAAGTCTCGGATGGATGTAGTTCTTTCCTAGAGAGAGGACAAATCCGACCTTGTGGACCCACCTCTTCCAAACTTCGTAGAACTCCGTGTTTGCTCGAAACAAGATATCATCTCCGTTGATCAAAACGGGGAGATTCTTTATCGAGACACGGCGGCCGAGGTACTCTTCGAGAGCACCCCAGTACGCTACGAGGTTAATTAGGCAGAGGATCGGGAAAGAGAGAGGCGAACCCATTAACTGGCC